GTACATTGCGAACAGTTCCGAAATCATCTTGGTCAATTACGACCTCATTGAGACGGCGGAGAAGTTCATTTGTGATATTCAGGAATGTAGCCATTTACATTAAATACCTTTACGGGAAGAAGGGGGCCGAAGCCCCCAACTCAGTGTTGCTTAGATTTGATCTCGTGCAACTTCGTCAGCGGCAATAGGTGCAGTCATGTCTAGGACTAAAGCCCACACACGTACCTTACCTGCCGTGCCTGCGCCAGTAACGGTGGAGTCAACTACAATAGATGCCTCCGCTGTTGTAGCTACAGGAGTGCTTGCTTCTACGAGGATGTCTCCAAGTGAAGCGGCTTGGACATTAAGAGCAGTTGCAATATCTGTTCCGCCAAGGTCAAGGTTAAACGTATGTGCCGTTGAACCTGCGACAGCTTGAGTAACCACTGCCCCTGCCGCAAGAACGACAGCGTTAGCAGGAATGGTAACAGAGTTAACAGTTCCTGTTGCAGTTGGAAGAGTTACCTCTGCTTCTACTAAGCGTCCTAGCTTAGCAACCGTTTGTGATAATGTAGCCATTATAAAATCCTCCTATTAATAGCCAGTTTGGTAACGTAAAGTTACAAGTGACTCTGGACGAAGGATCTTACGACCATACAGGTGCATACCACGAACGATGTCAGCAAAGCTGTCTGGATCGCGGTAAGTTTCAGTCTTGTTGATCTGCTGAGCAGTAGCAACCGCTGAATCGTGACCAGCTACGATTACACCGTAGTTAGTGTCCTGTGGAGTCGTAGATGCGACAGCAGGGCCTGTACCTACAGAAGGAAGGTTGTTAGAAACGTATACACGGAAGCCATGCAAGTTGTTAATAACAAGACCATTCTGGAGTCCACCAGTTTGTCCACCGAAGTCAGAGTTGAACAAGTTAGATTGCTCGTCCTTCAAAGTCTCCATGAAGACAGGGTCAATGACCAACCAGCGACCGCTAGTATCAACAAACTGCTGATCCAACAAACGGCTCATGCGAGCAATCGCTTGGATTGGAGAAACAGAAGCGGCTGAAATAGCATTCGCACCCGGTAAACGAGGAACGATGTCTACAGCTTTACCTGCGCCAGCGTCTGTGACACCGACGTCAGTTGAGTCCAACTTCATAGAAGCCAACAACTCATCAGTACCAGCAGTTGCAACAGCAACAGTACCGTTTACTTGATCGTTAACAGTGCCAGCGGCTGTGTGCAGTGAAGTCTGCTTGTAGCCAGCGAGGTAGCCAAGGACTTCTTGGTCATACTGGTCACGTAGGCGATACGCCGCACGATCAGTAGCCATTTGCATGAAGTTCACATGTGAATGTGCTTCTTCAATGTCGTCCATCTTGAAAGCAAAGTAGTTAGCTTTGTCGATGTTCAGAGTGAAATCTTCGTCATCCAGATTCTGCGCTGTGATCTGTGATCCACGAGCATATGGCTGAACTGAAATTTCAGGCTCTTTGATGATCTTCACTGAATCACCCATTTGAGCGATTTCACCGAAGTAATCGTTGTTAGTTACGTCTTCAACAACTGAAGACTTACGGAAAGCAAGCTGTACCTGCTTTGAGTAGATTACGGGGCTAAAGTTACCATTAGGTAGGTTACCGTAGCCCGCCGCAGATGTAAATGCCATGATGACATCTCCTTGATTGCATAGGGTTAAGGTTATGTGTAACTTCGCAAGAGGCCATCTAACATCAGGGTGGTAAGCTCACCGGCCAAAGTGAACATACGGCCTGCGTAGTTTGGGTGTTCTGTGAAGGTGGAATTAGGATTCGTGTCATTATAAGAACTGGCAGGAACTTATAACAACACGTTTCCATACTCCTGTATTACTGCGGGTGTCCTTGCGGAGGCCGCATATTAATGTTTTGTGGACATAGTTATATCCAGAAAATATTATATGTCAACACTTTTATCGTGCTGAACCAGATAAATCGTAAATAAACTTACCTGAGCGCATAGCTTCTGAAATGGCATCAGCATTCTTTTCATACTGTTGGGCAGTCATACGGTTAACGTCTGACTCCTTAATGTACGATTTGGTTTCGTCACTCTCAGGAGAGGAACGCTCAGAGCGAGTGCCTACAGCCTTAGCCGCATCCTTACTCTTAGATGACTTAGCTTTTGCTGTGATACCCA